TGGCGGCGTGCGTGGCGGCGTGCGTGGCGGCGTCCGTGGCGGCGTGCGTGGCGGCGTGCGTGGCGGCGTCCGTGGCGGCGCGCGTGGCGGCGTGCGTGGCGGCGTCCGTGGCGGCGTCCGTGGCGGCGTCCGTGGCGGCGTCCGTGGCGGCATTGTTAATGATGCCTTGTTTGCGCGCATACCAAATAGCTGAGGCAAAGCCGCCTGCAACGGCCATCACAAAAGGGCTTGGCACGATGACCACGCGCGGCTCCTTGAGTTTGGCTGCCGCGTAGATTCCCTTGATGGCCGGGATAATCTTGTTGGGCTCGATGGGATCAGTACGAAAGGCTCGATCCATCCACAGGTTGACGTGTCCCGCCATCACGGATCGTTCGGCACCTGTGAGGCCGCCACCGGCAAAGTCGGTACGACGAATGATTTCCTGTTTTTTCTTCATGGTTAAAGCCCCTTGGTGGTGGTGAATGGATAGTTAGGCAACGCGTTGGACACGAACGCAAAGTATGCCGTCTTCCTTACGCTGGATACGATTGACGCGATAGCGATGACCGTTTTTACGGCCATAATCCGAAGCCCGTACACGGATCGTGTGATCCATCTCGCGCGGTACGTCGAAGTAGTGCCCGACCTGCATGTCGCGAAAGGGATATTTCACGCGGTTATCCAGGTCAGGCAGTTGGCCTTTGTGTAAGCGGTAGAGTGGCGTGGTTTTTTTAGGTTTCATGACAAAGGATGATACTGTGATAGAAAGAGATAATCAAGGACGGATTAATGCGTCAACCAAAGGATGAGCATCAACGCGAGGTAGATCAGTGCGAGCCTTCCGAAGAACATAGCGATATTGCGACCATCATCCGGCGGCTCGATGTTCATTTGCGCGCTCTTGAAACTGCTTGCACTGCATTGGAATAACGACGCGCTGCGCTTAAAAGATCAGCGCGATTATTGCGTATGTCATACATAGACCGTCCGGTTAGCGTAAAACGCTCAGCGTGGTACAGAAGATCCACACAAGCATCTTCCATTCTTCGCATTGTACGAGCCATCTTTTCTTGGGGCGTCAATCTAATTCTGCTCATGGCGTCCATACTCCGAAGTAGTGAGGCATGCGGCCAGGTCGAAGCAAAGGACGGCCACATAGACAGTAATGGCGAGAACATCCCATACATCCAAGTGAATGCGATGACGGCTTGTGGCGTTCATGGCAAGTCCCTCACAACCTTCCCGCAGTGCTTGCACACCATCTTGTTGCCGAAGATCCACCGGCCGAAGACGTGATGGTCTTGGGAGCAGCGCTTGGCGCGGAGAGTGGTTAGCCATTTCATGCCTTGTACTCCGCGATGAGTTCGGCAAGGTCGTCTACAGTGATGTAGTCGTGGCGTTCGCCGGAATGCTTGATAAGCGCCTCCAATCTATCCACCGGCACGCTGGCGAACTTCAGTGGGGTGGGTGCTGTGAACTCTGCGATGGTTACGCTCCCTTCTTCAGGGCATTCATCGCATGATAAATGAATACCATAGGTTTTAGAACCATCATCTTCATCCAGCTCTCCCACCCATGCCATGCAATTAAGGTATGGCTCGTCTTCACCAGTTCCGGGGCCGCCAAATACATATTGCAACGCACCCCAGGTTTCTTCGCTAATAGCGAATTTCTCTGGCACCAACTTCCACCCATCTGGCACACCCGATGCCTGGGCGCGGGTGTTCCAAGCGCCGATAGCTGCCCTTTCTGTTGAATGTTCGCCATTAATTGCCGCGCAGTTTTGGCAATAAATCGCAAAGACGTGTTCATCATCATTTGGCCACACAATAGGCTTGTGCCCACAAAAAGGGCACGGCAACAGTTCTCGCTCTGCGTTGTTAGTCATGGCTAGATTCCTTTTTCGAATCAGGAGCTGGTCCTAAATCTTGAATTTTTATGTATCGCCCATCAATGATCCGCACGCCGCGCATGGCACAAGGACAGAGCGGTTGACCATTCTGGGGGCCTATGCAATTACATGCCCTTGGATAATCGGTAGTTTTATAGCTATTTGGCATGTTGTTAGTCATGGCTTTCTCCGCGAGGCTTTCACTGATTCGTCGCTGACGTAGACATGTTCGACCACATTGCCTATACCGTCTAAAAGGCGAGAGAGTACGAACGCGGCACTGTCCGCATCCCAAAACTTGCATGCCTCATCAATCTTTTTCGTCCACGTCAGCTTGCTGGATAGTGTTGTTCCATGGCTTGGATAGAAGTATTCGAGAACGCTGCAATGATGGCGCTCGATGACGTAAAAGCCAGTTGTGTTTTTGCTCATGGCTTGTTCTCCCGGTGTACGGCATCCTGCGCTTTCTGAAATCCTTTATTGAATGCTGATTGCAGGTGTCTAAAGAACCACGGCGCAAGTTCAGCGATGATAGGTTCGCCATAGTTCATACTTCGCAATACTTGTGCTATTTCTTCTTCGCTGTACCAGCGCGGAGGTACGCTTCCCTTAGGCTTTTCTTCCGTATCCTCCCGATCCCGCGACGCGACGGCGGAGAGGGTTTGGCGAGGCTCAATGAAATCACGCGTCACATCAGGATGATTGTTTGCTTTCTTGTGTTCGTATAAGGCCTTCTGAGCATCTTCTAATGTTGTGAAGTTGCCGACCTTGTGCCTCTTACGAAACATTCTGTATTCGACCTCGTAAGTACCCGACTCACGCAAACGGATATTTCTCAAACCGTATGATTCGCCAATTCCGGGGTTTCTGTTTTGTACCTGAACATCACGCGTTGCTAACCTGAGATTGCATACGCGGTTATCGGATCGGTCCCCATTGATATGGTCAATTTCCATACTTGGCATAATTCCGTAAACGTATAGCCAAACTATTTGGTGAACCTTGAAAAGGTTGCCTTTGATGCGTATGCGCTTGTATCCAAAGGTATCGTTGCAACCTACTTCCGTCCCTTTAAACTGATTGCCGCGTTGATCGCGCCTTATTAATTCTCCTGTTTCATATTGGTAATGAAACATCTCCTGTACTTCGCGTTGAGAAATCACCTCCACCGCGTTGCGCTGTTGGGGGTGGGTATAGAGTTTTGTGCCCACAGGAATTTCATCAGCATTGAAGCACGCCATGGTGAAGCCTGAAGTACCAGGCATGGAGGAAGTCTCGCCCACCGGCTCAGCCTCGCGCTGCTTGGCTAGCTCGGCGTCGATTACCTGCCATTCCTCAGTCGTTACTGTTGCGCGTTCAACTGGGATGCTATTTCCGCTGCTGAATTTGGCGCGGACGTTATGAAGCGCCTGCTCAAGCGTCATCTGTTTCGGCGTGGCGTTCATGGCTTGCTCGCCTCATCCATCTGCAAGCGGTACTCAGCTTCCAGCAGGTCCGCGAACTCAATGTCGTAACGCGCGCGCAGACGCTTCGTAGCCTCGATTACGACGGACTCCGGGGCCAGCACATAGCCCCCGTACTGGCGGGTCTTGTAGACCTGTGATAGGTCCAGCTCGATGTCGTTGGGCGCCGCTTCGTGAAGCCGTTGATGCAAACTGCGGTTGGCGCGGATGAGGTGTTCCAGGCGCGTGCATAGCGTCTGCACTTCCTGCTTCAACTCATGGATACGCGCTTGGACGGCATCGATGTATTGGCGGTCGGTAGCGATGGCGGCACGCACGCTTCCGTTTGGGACCTGGAGAGCGTCCAAGATGGACGCCATGACGGGATCAATGTGACTGTTACTCATGAAGTTTCCCCTTTGGTTATGCGGGTGGAGGCCAACGTGGAGGCAAAGACCATGCGCATGCCTTGGTCCGTCTTACGCTGCAGGATCATGTCGAAAAGGCGATCGGCCAACTGCAGCATGGCGCGGGCTTCCTGTTGCAGGAACCACGCTTGGTTGGGTTCGCTGAGCTCATCCAGCACGCACACGATACGGCGAGCCACATCCGGCGTGATCATGAGCTGGCGCCCTTGGATGCGGATCTGCTTCTTGCGCCCGGCAGCGATGATCTGTTCGAGCTGTTGCGTCAGTGTCTGCATAGTCGTCATCCCTTGGATGGATGAAGTCTATCACGAATGACACGTGTGTCAAGCATTATTCCGGATCACCCCTCAACTATCGCCTACTGCACGAGCTATAGATTCAGTAACCGTTCATCCTATCTCCGCCAGCTGTTTAAGCTTTTGTTCCATCCTCAGCTTGAGCTAAGGATGTATCTAAGCTATGCATAGACAATCAATGGTTTAGCATGGGTGTAGTGTGTGTGTAGCAGTAGAGGCTTAATGAGTTCCAACACTGTAACTCATGCTTTCACTTATGCTCTAGCTATTCCACATCATAGATATATCATCACTCACCTAAGCTAAATCACTTGACTGATCAAAAGTTATAGCTTAAGAAGCAACAGCGGCTGTAGCATAAGTTCAAGCTTCAGACCTAGCATAAGCTTCATCCTCACTGTGCATAGCCCGTCCTGAGCGTCTACAGACCCTACCATGCTGAGGCCTCCTGGTTGAGCTTCTGACGCGTTTCCTATCGTCACCGGTAGGATGGTAGCCAACCCCTCCATAGCTGCAGCGCCTGGCTCGATCTGATCGGTCCAGGCGGTATCCCATCCATCCGTTCCCGCTGCCGACCCGGCGCTTTGGGGAAGTGGACCGAAAAACAGAGAGGCTCCACCTTCACCCACCCCAAAAAAATTTCTGCAGTATGTGTTGATAAACGCTGGAACTGCAGTGTGGTGAGGAACGCAGTAAGCTTGGCCTGAAGCCGGCCTGTTGCCGGAGTGGGAGATGGGACATGGCACGCAGCAAGGTGGATCAGCCGGTGGTACGCATGAGCGTGGGTCAGGCGATGCCGGGTAATGTGACGAAGCGGACGTTCAATCCGAACGGGGTGGATGGGTTGACGGGTCCGAGCTACAGCGAGCGGCGGGGTAACACGAACATCCAGGGCACGTCCAAGCCGGTACGCCGGTATGGGGTGGCGACGGGGATGCGGGGGGAGTGGAAGCGGTGAGCGGGGGGGTTCGGCACCTCGTGACTCCCGTAGATCGATGCAACCAGTCATGCATCGAAAAATTGGAAGATTTGCTGAGGAAGGCCCGTGAGGGAGAAATCGTTAGCGTCCACGGAATAGCCATGGACGGAAAAGGTCTTTACTTCAACTTCTCGACGGAAACGCTGTCGCGCCTGCAGATTGCGGGAGCGTTGCTCGAAACCGCCATTGAGCGGCTGAGGGACGACGAATGAAGACGGCGGCCGGCATTCGGGCATACATCCGCCGTTCCCGCGTGCCGATCGCTGACTGGGCACGGGCGCTGGGGGTGCACTACACCTCGCTCTACCGCATGGTCTGTGGCATCAGCGGTATGCAGGAGGGGCCATTGATGCAGCGGGCTATGCGGATGGTGCAGGCGTTGGAGGAAGGACAGGCAAGCTGGGAGCGCAGCAAGCTTCCGGATGGCCACGGGTCCTGGCGCATCCAGGGCCTGTCCTTCACGCCCACCACGATGGTCACCTACCGGGCCAATTTCCTGGGGGGTACGTTCCAGCGCATTGAGGGGGTGGAGTCTTGAAGTTCCCGCGCCAGCAGTTCGAGGTGTTCTGCAGCAAGCTCGTCTTGAACTCCAAGGAGAAGGGGCGCGTGCCGTTCGAGTGGAACGGGGCGCAGGTTCGCTTTGTCGACGAGATGGAAAAGGGGCTGGCCAAGGAGCAACACAAGATTGTCGTGTGCAAAGCCCGTCAGCTGGGCATCACCACCATGACGCTGGCGCTCGATCTGTTCTGGCTGTTCCGCCACCCCGGAACGCAAGGGGCGCTGGCGGTCAGCAACGAGTCGGTGCGCGACCTGTCCCGCAACATCCTCACCAACTACATCGAAGGCCTTCCCAACGGCATGAAGGTGCCGGTAAAGATCGACAACCGAACCGAAATCCGCTTCGCCAACACCTCCCGCCTCGCCCACATGATCGCCGGTGGCCGCAACTCCGGCGCATTGGCCCGCGGCCAGGGCCTCAACTACGCTCACATGACCGAGATGAGCTCGTGGGCCGATCCCGAAGGCGTCGTGTCGCTGGATGCCTCGCTCGCCGAAACCCATCCCCATCGCCTCTACATCGCCGAGTCCACCGCCCGCGGCTTCAACGTCTTCCACGACATGTGGGAAGACGCCGAGCGCTCGCTCTCCACCAACGCCATCTTCATCGGCTGGTGGGCGAAAGAGGACTACCGCATGCCGCGCACCTCGCGCCTGTGGGACACCTATGGCCGCGCCCGGCCGACGCGTGACGAACAGGCCTGGGCCCGCGAGGTGAAAAAGCGCTACGGCCATGAAATTACCATCGAGCAGTTCGCCTGGTGGCGCTGGAAATGGGCCGAATCGGGCGAGAGCCGCCTGCTGGTGGCTGAGTACCCGTGGACCGCCGACCAGGCCTTTGTGATGACCGGCGACCAGTTCTTCGGCGCGCAGACGCTCAAAAAGATCAAGGACGCCGCGCTGGAAGTGCCGCGTGAGTGCTGGCGCTACGTAATCGGTCCACGCTTCGAGGACACGCGGCTGGAGCCCGACGACGACGGCCCGCTCTCGATCTTCGAGGAGCCCCGCTCGGATGCCGAATACGTGATCGCTGCCGATCCGGCCTATGGCGAGTCCGAATGGGCCGACCATTTCTGCGCACAGGTGATGCGCTGCGAGCGGGACCGCGTGGTGCAAGTGGCCGAGTTCAACTCCCCCGACTGCACCATGTACGGCTTCGCCTGGATCCTCGCTCATCTTGCCGGCGCCTATTCCTCGCTGACCAAGCCCGCTACCCTCATCATCGAGCTGGGCGGTCCAGGGCGCGGCGTGCTGCAGGAGCTGCAGCGCATGCCCGAGCAGTATGCCGACCGCATCGACTCGCTATCCCCGAGCGCCCAACGGGCGTTGCAGAACCTGTTCGGTTCGATCCGACACTACCTATACCGTCGGCCCGACAGTCTCTCCGGCGGTCGCCTGCTGCAGTGGGAGACGACCTGGAAGACCAAGCAGATCATGATGAACCTGCTGCGCGACTGCATCGAGCGCGGCATGATCACCATCAACAGCCCGGAATGGCCCGAAGAAGCCCGCTATGTCACCCAGAACGGCAGCCGCATCCAGGCCGAGGGTCAGCACAAGGACGACCGCGTGGTGGCGCTGGCGCTGGGCGTGGTGGCGTGGCAACAGCAGGTCTTGCCGGACCTCCTGGCCGCCCACGCCGAAGCCGGCTACGGTCGCGGTCCGGCCGCCCCGCTGGATCGCGCCGTGCACAACTGGCTGGACGGCATCCGCGCCGGCGCCGAGGATGCGCTATGGGCCGACAACGCTACCGGCTACGCCAATTGGGACTAGCGTTTCACGGGGAACCATTCGGGGGTAGCATGTCCCCATCCTGCCAAACGGAACACCACCATGAGCCTGACTATTCTTGCCATCGCCTTTCTTCTGATCGTGGCCGTGAATGTTTTCTTCTACTTCCGCATCAACGGTCTTCACCTCAAGCACACAGCCCTTCTCGCGGACCTGCATGAAGCAATAGTCCGGCTAGAAGCGAGGATCAAGGAGAAGCTGCCGTGAAGCGATGGCGCTGTCCCCATTGCTGGGGACCCGACGTCCCCGACGCCGAGTGGGAGGACCATCTCACCCAGTCGTTCTGCCGCATGTGCGGCGGGGCAGCCACGCGCATCTACGAGTTCGGCTGCTTCGTGTGCGACGACCAGGGCGTGATCTTTTGGGGCGACGATGCCCCTAGCCACCCCTGCCCAGACTGCAACAGCCCCGCCTACCGCATCGTCCACGCGCCCTACATCGCCAGTCCCAGCCGGCGCGATGATTACAAGGCCGCCGACAAGCTGCTGGAAACGGAGTTGACGAACCAGCACCGCTCGCTGTCCACCTTCGAACGGCACGCCAAGCCGGCGGATGAGCGTGTGGAAGCGGCGCGCGAGCAAGCCCAGGCTCAGGCTGATACGCGCCTGAAGGGCGGCTGGGTCGCGCCCAATCAGGTGATCGGTCGTGCCATGCCGGGGAGCCAGGCCAATCCACTCGGTACGATGCCACGCCCGACGACGATCATCGCCGGCAAATACGACAAGGTCGACTAACCCATGCGTATCCCCAAGGCGTCAGCAGAACGGGTGGAATGGCTCTACACCACATTGGCCCGGCTGCGCCGCTCGATGGACGATCGCCGCGCTAAGACGCGCACCTGGCGCAGCTGGTACCTGCACGGCGCGCCGGAGTGGGGCGCCCGCTACAACATGATCTGCCCGCAGGTGAACACCCTGGCGGGCTATCTGTACGCCCCGCGCAGCGTGCGCTTTGGCCTCAATGCCGGCCCGGTGGCGAACACGGCCAAGCTGGCGTTGTTCGAGACGGCCGCTGTCCGCCTGCGTACGCTGTGGAGCGAATCCTGCGCCGACGAGGCGTACAGCCATCAGACGTTGTGGAGTCTGGTCTACGGCACCGCGTTCCTGAAGTTCCGTTGGGCCGAGAGCAAGCCCAAGTGCCTGTCGGTGCCTGCGTTCGATATCGGCGTGTGGCGCGACGACCTGCCTGGCCTGGAAGGCCAGCAAGCAATTCTGCATGTGTTCCGCCTGGATGTGGAGACGATCCGTCATTGGCTGGTGTGCGCGGGCATGCCAAACGCTGAGGTGGACGCGTGGATCCGGCGCCTGGGCGAGGGCAACACCAACGAAAGCCCGAGCCGTGGCGCGGTGGCGATTGGCCAGATGAACCCGATCGGCTGGGCCGGCGGCGTCACGCAGGGCGTCGCGGGCGCGGTGACCGACTGGGGTAGCGTCAGTGCCGACTACGGCGGCGATTCGCCCACGTTGGAAGTGGAGGAGGTGTGGGCCTGGGATGACACGGCGAAGGACTGGCGCATCTTCCAGATCATCGAGAAGGACCTGATCCTGTCGGACCGCTGCAACGATTTCCTGCCCGAGCAACATCCCTTCGTCCAGCTCACTCCTGACCCCATTGACGAATGGTTCTGGGGACGCTCGACGGTGGAGCAGTTGATCCCACTGCAGGCGTTGCGCGAGAAGCGCATGAACCAGCTCGACCGCTTGTGTGCGCGCCAGGCCAACCCGCCGATGATCGTCACCGGCATGAACGGCGTGAACGACGAGAAGGCGGCAGCGGTGATGCGCCGCGGTGGCCTGATCTCCTCGCAGATGCCCGGCGGCAAGGTGGATCTTCTTACCCCTCAGGTGTCGGAAGTCAGTTTCGCGATCATCAACGACATCGATGCGATGTTCTCCAACACGCTGGGCCTGACCGACATGCTGCAAGGCAATGCGTCCGGTCACGAACGCGGCGGCGCGCACGCCCGCGTGATGATGGATGCCGGAGCTGGGCGGCTGACGCGCCGCATGCAGAACGTGGAGCGCGCGGTGGCCGAAGGCGCTTCGCTGCTGATGGAATTGGCCAAGCGTTACGACGACACCGTGCTGGTGGACGATGACGACGACAAGTACCTCATGGCGCAAGTGCCCGAGGATGCGATGGTGGAAGTGGTGGCGCATTCCTCCTCGCCGCTGTTCGCCAATCGCGCGCAGCAGGAAGCGGTGCAGCTTATGGAGCTAGGCGTGATCGACAAGACCGATTTCCTGGATCTCGCCGACCCGCCGATGGCCGAGGCACTCAAGGAGCGGATGAAGAAAAGGGATCAGAGCCATCAGAAGATGATCAAGCAGGCGGTCGACCAGACCCCGCAGAACGATCGTTGGCAACTGTTCGCTAGTCTTCTCGGTCTTGGAAAGAAACGAGCCTAAAAAAGAAAGCCCCGACACCCAAGGGGGTAGATGTCGGAGCTTTCAAGGAGGCTTGCGCCACCAACCCTGGGAAGGGTATGCTGGATGTGCATGCAACCAGCGGGATCAATCATACTTCATCAACGATTGATTGCAAGGGTTTCGTGCCGTCAAGACGCACGATAGTCGTGGGCCTGCATGGGCTGCCCGTCAGAAAACACCGGAAGGCGGTCGTCACGGACCGTAGATAAGCCTCCGTCCCGGCGTTCCACCGGCGACCGGGTATACCCCTGGCAAGTGATACCGGCTCATACCCGGCCAGCGTCAGGGCGAAACGAACGGCGGCGTCACGCGGCACGGGTTCCTTTCACTCCCTTTGGGACGAACGAGAGAGGAATGAGTGGAGATGGTGGAAAGTCCTTCCATCACTGCTGGGAAGACTTTTGCCCGAAGAGCAACTGTCAAGTTTTCCTTGACTGTTCGACGGAACCTTGACTTTTTGCGTGAAACGGTTCTAGAAAGACCGCAGTGCGGTGCTTTGGCATGCGCACGGGTTCCCCGCAAGGGGATGAAAGAGAACCAGGGTGACCTCTGAAAAGGTTCCACGTGGAACCGTTCGTCCGCCCGTCAATCGAAGGAGAGCGTCATGGCTCGCAAGTCGCATCGCAAGGCCCGCAAGGGCGGCCGCAAGGCCCGCAAGTAATCATGGCTACCGTCCGCCAGTATGCCGCTGCCAAGCGGAACATCAAGAAGGCCATGATGAAACGTAGTCAGGGCCGGAAGGCTGGACGCTGACCATGGCTATGCCGAATCTCGGCACGCTCGCGCAGCCGCTATCCATGGGAGGGCAGTCCCAGGGTACGGCTGCGCCGGCACCGGCCACCAATCAGGCCTCGCCCGATGGCAAGACCGCGCTCTCGCGTGGCAAGGTCATGCAGGCGATCCAGGCCATCAGCATGGAACTGCCCAACTTCCCCGTCGGCTCCGAGGAACACACGGCGCTGATCGACACGGTGAAGAAGCTCGGCAAGTATTTTTCCGGATGGAGCAGCTCGGCTCAGCCGGCGCCCCAGACGCAGCAGGCTGCCCAACAGGTTGCGGGTTCGCCCGTGCCGATGGGCGGTTCCGAATCCCCTGAGGAGGCCGCCTAAATGGCAATTCGTCCCAACAATCTGACGCCCAATCGGGGCGGCGAAGTCGTGCCGCCGACCATCGACGACAAGCCGCGTCGCTATTCGAACCTGATCAACCAGCCGTTCGTGCCGAATTTCGGTGGCGCCAAGGCCGTGGCCAATAGCGTCAAGAAGTCGCCGTTCGCCCGCATCTCGCACGTGGGCAAACGCGGTAACCCGTAATGATCGTTTGCCTGCAAACTCTCAGAACAGGGAACCTTTGATGCCCAAGAACCGGCCCTCGCTGTCTCCGCCGACCTACAGTTCCTTGACCGGAACGATCAACTGGTCGCGCGGCAT